CTCATGATAATGAACCGAGATTTTATGTTGGATTGTTGATTTATCGTTAGTAATCATATATCATAGTGTAGGAATTGTCAACTCCTACACTAAATTTTTATATTTTAACCTAGGATAGAAAGGGTTAGGTATATGATCAGTAACAATACATCAACCTGCCAGGACTGCGGTGGAAAATTGAAATACTATGACAAAGTTAGAAGAATTGTACGGACGAAAGGTTGTGTGAGCAAATGGGTGAATGTTCCGAGGTATCAATGCTCCGAATGCGGATGTATACATCGGTATCTCCCAGATTATATTTACCCATACAAGCAATACGAATCGGAAATAATAGCCGGTGTTATAGAGGGACTGATCACTTGCGAGACTTTTGGATATGAAGATTATCCATGTGAGATGACTATGATACGTTGGAAGGCGCATAAATCGCAACTGCTTTTATGAATAGAATACATATTTACGGAGGTGCGATATGAGTGTAGAAGAAAGACATCTGCTGAATAAAATTCGATTTTTCGAGGATATGCTTTTGAGAAGTAAGGATTATCGTCAGCAGGAAAACATCGGAAAGGAATTGACTGTAATGCGTATTCGGTTACAGAAACTACGGTTTAACAAAATGAGAACAGGGGCTTAGCAAAGCCTCTTTCTTTTTGCTCATATCCACCGAGGTTGTTTTTACTAAATGCTGTTCCTAACCTAGAATAGCCGTTGAAAGGAGGTAGCAGCCAATGAATGAAAATGAATTTGCAACTGGCTCGGTTCCGGTAATGGTTGCGGCACGAATTTACGGCAAAGACGCGTCATGGGTTAGGGCCGGTATTATATCTGGATGGTTGCCAATCGGAAAAGCCACAAGGAATGGTCAGTTAGTGACAAAAATTGAGGACATGAATTCTAAGTACGGACGTATCAATTTTTATATTTCACCGAAGCGCTTGTACGAGGAGACTGGTTATGTGTGGAAAGGGGAGAAGCGCTAATGGGAACAACAATACGTCCGGAGCTATCCGAAAAGAATCCTTATTGGATAGAGAAGCACCGTTATTACGAGCTTAAACATTTCTGTCTTCAGTATCCAATCTGGAGAAAAGCTTATTCGGTTCTTGATGGGTACTCTAATCCGCCGAAAGATTTGGCATCGTTCGTAGTAACCAGTACGCTTGGTGATCCGACTGCAAAATGCGCCATGGCTAAGACATATTATTCTGAGCGTACAGATATGGTCGAGAGAGTCGCAGAGCAGACTGATCGAGAACTGGCGGAGTATATTTTAAAAGCTGTAACAGAGGGATGGTCCTATGACATTCTCAAAGCTAGATTAGAAATTCCATGCTGCAAGGATGTTTACTACGAATTGTACAGACGATTTTTCTGGTTACTTAACAAGGAGCGGAAATGATATGAAGATTGTCGATAAAGCTGTGAAGAAGGTATACCGGTTCAACTGTCCAAATTGCCAGAGCCGACTTGAGGGCGAGAGTAAGGAATTTGAGGATATCGGTGGGAAGATTAGCAAATTCTTTTGCCCAGTATGCAAGAAGGACCGTTATATTACATGGTCTGATCTTCGGAAGAAAACGGTGTACGAAGGTGAGAACACGCAATAATTACAACTCCCTTTATGAAAGGAGAGTGACTACTATGTCTAATTTAAAGAATGTTATCATTTATTTGTTGTCGGTATTGATCGCGTTTGAAAGCGGGGTATTGCTTTTTATAGTGGGGATGTTTACCGTAACAAATGATCTTAAAAACGATCGAAAGAATCGAAGCGTTAGTTACAGATCTTATCGTAAAGGAGATTGAGCCAGCAATGGCTCTTTCTTTTTATTCTAGGTTAGATACCGTACGTAGGTTACCGTGAAACATGTTATTTTGATATTTGAAAAATTGCCGGGTGGTATTTTTCAGAAAAACATTTTGGAAGGAGGAGCAGAAGTGAGCTTGATGATTGGATTACTGATCGGAATAATGGTTGGGGTGTTATTGCCTCGATTTATATTCAGGGAAAAACCGGTTGGTTCGCTTAGGGTCGATGAATCAGATCCAGATAGCGGACCTTATTTATTTCTCGAATTAGATCGGTCTGGTGCGGATGCAATTTATAAGCAGCGTTACGTACGTTTGCGAGTGGAGCTGAAAAATTATATTTCGCACAAATAACACTCTCTATTATGGAATGAACCTAATAATTATTTGAAAGGAGAACGAAATGGAAGAGAAAAACATCGAAGAATTATTAAGTGAGGAGATTGCAGCACAGATTGAGGCTTTATCTGATTTGCAGTCCGGAAGCAAAGAAAAATCAACAGCGATTGATGATCTGACAAAGCTTTACAAGCTGAGAATCGAAGAGAACAAGAGTGTGTGGGATGCTGATGAGAAGTACAATCGGCGTATGATGGACGAAGAGTCTGTTACGAAAGATGGCGACTTCAAAGATCGGCAGATCGCAGAGCAGGTTAAGGATCGATATTTCAGAGTTGGTATTGCAGCGGCAGAATTATTGATTCCGTTGATGTGTTATGGCATCTGGATGAATAAAGGATTTAAGTTTGAAGAAACTGGAACCTTCACATCTTCAACATTCAAAGGGTTAATCAACCGTTTTAGACCTACGAAGAAGTAGAGAGGAAATTCTGAAACGTTGGGGACGTGTGTAACGCATGTCCTCTTCGTTTTTTCTCGTGAAAAATGCAAGGGCTATTATGAGAGAATAAAGCTTTATCTCTTGAACTACAGACAACAGCTTGTATACTATATGTATGGGAGCTGGACAGTACGAAAGGAGATATTTAGCTATGAGTATTTTTAACGAGGAGCAAATTAAAGCAATGTTCAGCAGAGAGTATATCTGTCATGAGTGTGGGCATTTAATGGAGTTCGAGGATGAGTGGGAAGATACGCTGGTGTGTCCCCACTGCGGCCACAGTATAGATTTAGATGATTACGGCCGCGAAGGCAATGAAGAATATGAGAACTTATACCCAACCAGAGAAGAAGTATTGGGCATTGCGAATGATGATTCCGAGGAAGATTCAGACGATTAAAAACATAAGCTAAATGGGAGAGGGTCTTAGAGAAATCTAAGGCTCTTTTCTTTTTGCTATGAGGAGATAGAAATGCGGTACCATTATCAAAAGCCAGACATTTATTTGTCAATGTACGGCGAACTTTACATTTGCAATCATCCTGTGTATGATCGCTGCACTCTATTTACGATAGGGAATAAAGGTCTGGCAGTGATCCAGCAGCGATTTAGTGCAGATACAAAAAGTACATATTGGACAGAGGTCGATTCATGGCTGACAGACTCTTTATATTTACATCCAAAATTCAAGGAATATTTCGACAGCCGATCCGGAGAGTGTACGGAAGGATTGTATCCAACGGTCACTATAAGACAAATAATGTGGGCGTTAAAAATGAAACCAATACAGCGTCAGCGATGGGAAACGTGTTTCGATAGACGTGAGATTTGAGCGCATTTTTTACAAAGACTTTTATGGAAAAGGAACTAAATAATTTCACATAAAGGAGAAAGAAAAATGATTGAAACTTATGTATCTATCGGAAAAGTAACTGATTATGCGATTGGTGTTCTTAAGTATTTCGCTACGGCTAGTTCGATTTTACTGATTAGTATTATCGGAGCTTTGACGGCGTGGATATTTTGGAGTGCTGTTGGTATGATTGTTGCCATCGTAGGTATAGTAATAGCAACCATTGTATTGACCTTGGGAATTTATGAGTTACATACCCAAAAGAGACGGAGACGATAACAACGTCTCTTCTTTTTCGCCAAAATAACAGTTCCTTTTATGAAAAACTGAAGCTTTGAAAGGAGTAAAAGGAGCATGGATGAAATGAGAATAGTATCGAAATTCACGAGAGGAATCATTTCCAAAGCAATAAAGATAGTAATACGTAAGAAAACGGGATACAACATTGATATTCAGTTGAACGAGGCTATTACTACTATAAACGGTGGAAAGACTCATCTTCACCTGGATGTAGATGCAGAACTCGATAAAGACGAGCTGATGAGTATCTTGAAGAGCATTGGTTTAAATTAACCGAGAGGGGCGCATACAACGCCTCTTTCCTTTTACTTCGCAAAATTTACAAGGCATATTATGAGAGACAGTAGCTCAGTTGGTAGAGCGCGAGACGATTAAAGTCCCGAAGTCGATGGTTCGAGTCCATCCTGTTTCTCTTTTATTTTTGCAGAAAGGAGAGAACGGATGTCTATCGAACAACTTGACTTATTGTTATGCGATACGTATCAGATGGATGCGTGGTTTCCATTCGGTTGGAAATGGAAGAAAGAGCTTGAAAAATCGAGCTATTCGGTATGGGCTATTGATGAGTTGAAAAGATACATCGTCGGTAGACTTTATCCAAAGAAATCTGGATCGGTTGAAGATTTCATCACATTTGTTGGTGACTTCCGGCGAATAATGAATCAGTTTTCAAAAATCAATCCGGATAACAATTTTATGTTTTCAGTAGCAGCGGACATATCCACAGATGTCCTGGATTTATTACATGCTATGAAATAAAAACGAAAGGAGAACATGATGAAGAAACCAAATCTTCAAAGACTCGCTCAGAGGTCGAAAATCTATCTGAGAAAAGCATCACCGACAATATTGTCTGGTCTTGGTGCGGCTGGGGTTATCGTAACGTCGGTATTAGCTGTACGTGCGACACCAAAAGCTCTTCGTAAAATCAGAGCGGATAGTAAGACAAATCACGACGGTGATCCAGAGGCTTATAGCAAACTTGAAGCTGTTAAATCAGCATGGGTCTGCTATATTCCGGCAGCAATTAGCGGTACGGCAACGATATTCTGCATCTTCGGTGCCAATGTGTTGAGTAAACGCCAACAGGCAGCACTTACCAGCGCTTATGCGTTGCTGAATGATTCCTATAACAACTATAAGGATAAGCTAAAGGAATTGTACGGCGAAGAGGCTCACCAGAAGATAGTTGATGCTATCGCAGCGGAAAAGGTTAAGGACGTGTATATTACTTCAACTGGATTAGTTAGAAACAGTTCACTTGATTTTGATGAGCATGATCCGAATGACGAAAGGTTATTCTACGATGCCTATTCCAATCGATATTTCGAAAGTTCCATCAACAGAGTTATTCAGGCGGAATATCATTTGAACCGTGATTTTGTCATCAGCGGATATTTACCGGCGAATCATTTTTATCAACTGCTTGGTCTTGAGCCTTTAGAAGGAGGAGATACGGTTGGATGGAGTATTGATACAGGAATATACTGGATCGATTTTAACCATTCCAAAGTAACACTGGATGATGGACTTGAAGTATTGGTTATCGATATGGATTGGGTTCCGGATGCCGGCTGGGATTCTGAATAAATCTGGTCATTCGCAGAAATTACAAGCTGTATTATGAAAGGAGAGTGTCATTATGAGCAATAAAAGTAAATGGATTAAGGCTATTGGAGTAGCAGCAACCGTGATTGGTGTAGGCGTAAACCTTATTACCGATTGGGTGAATGAACAGAAAATGGACGAGAAAATTGAAGAAAAGGTCAGTGAAGCACTTGCCCGGAGAGACAAAGATGAAGCGGAGGAGTCCTAACAAGGCCCTTTCGCTTTTTCTTTTGGAGGAGACAAATGGAATCGCCGACTGAAAGAGCCATTTATACTGTACGTTATGCTATCGCAACAATGCCCGTTGTTCAGCGTGGATATAACTTTGAGCAGGCGAGTTATATGAGATGGGCTGGAAGAGAAGTGTTAATACGACTCTGCAAACACCCAGAGATACCACCGCTGATCGTGATTGAATCATTTCGAGATGAATGTGATTCATATTCATGTGTGAATCCACGAACAAGTTATGTTTTTTCTTGTGCGAAAGATATGCTTGAGTGGATTATTGACCTGCTAATTTCGTAGTTACCAAATAAAAATTTTATATTCTGAAAGGAGAACGTACTATGTGTACAAGAGAAATGACATTAGGAGAAGAAATTATCAACTTAACCAAAAGAGGCATCGATGTTCCGACGGTAGAGAGGATGTATAGAAAGTACATCGATCTTGACGAAAAGGGAAAATCAGAGGGTTGTTATGCGATTGATTTGAGACCGTTATTTCCGACATTTGATATTGGCGATACAGTTCGCTATTGCAGAGCTGATGTTGAGGCGACCTTGAATTTATTTAGAGATACGGTACATAATCCGTATTCTATCCTTCCAGCAGACATTAAAGTTGGCGATAAAATGATGGTTCCTTTAGGAAAGCTCGGAAACTTTACAGCAACAGTTCAGAAAGTTACGAACAATAAGGTGCTATTCATTTTCGACGATTATGTTGCCAAACGCCCGATGAATGAAGATGGTGGCAATGCTGGCGGATATTCTCAGTCCGATCTGAAAAAGTGGATCGATAGCGAGCTGTACAATATGTTCCCTGCGGTTCTTAAGCAGAGAATGACCGGTTTATCAATCCCGACTCTCGGAGAGATTTGTGGCTGGGCCGATAAATGGGATCGAGATCACATCGAAGCGGATGGCGATGAGCAGCTTCCTCTTATGAAACAGAGAAGAAACCGCGTTGCTTATTACAAAAACGATTGTGAGTTCGGCTGGCTCCGCAATGCTACTAAAAAGGAATTTTCTTCGGCTGACTTTGCCGGTGTGAGCGACCTTGGCGATTCGACCTGCAGCTACGCTTCGGACTCTGGTGGAGTTCGTCCGGAATTCTGGTTGGTTAGATAAATCGCGGGGCCTTGTGCCCCGTTTATATTTTATGGAGGATAGACTGAAATGCAGAAACCTAATTTGACTAAGATCTGTAGAAGTGTAAAAACAGCTACAGTAAAACATAGTCCTGAAATCCTCACAGGAGTTGGAATTGCTGGAATGGTTACGACTACCGTAATGGCTGTACGAGCTACTCCTAAAGCAATCCAATTATTGGATGAGGAAAAGCGACGTCAGCACGCAAATAAACTGGAGCCGATGGATGTCGTTAAAACTGCTTGGAAATGCTATATTCCAGCGGCAGTTACTGGAACAGTATCAGTAGCTTGTCTTATCGGAGCAAGTTCTGTTAATGCCAGAAGAAATGCAGCACTGACAGCAGCGTATACCATTTCCGAATCGACATTGAGAGATTATCAGAAAAAAGTGGTAGAAACAATCGGCGAGAAAAAGGAACAGACTGTGAGGGATGCCGTTGCTAAGGAACGTCTTGAGAAAAATCCAGTTGAAAACAAAGAAGTTATCGTCACAGCAAAAGGCGATACCTTATGTTTCGATGCTGTATCCGGAAGATATTTTCAATCGGACATCGACAAATTAAAAAAGGCTGAGAATGAATTAAATCGTCAAATGCGAGATGAAATGTATATTTCACTTAATGATTTCTATTATGAGGTCGGATTAGAGCCTATTAAGCTTGGCGATGATCTTGGCTGGAATATTGATAATGGATATATCGATCTGAGATTTAGTTCCCAGCTTGCTACGGATGGAACACCTTGTCTGGTTATTGATTATGGCTATGGTCCGAGGTATGACTTCCGTGGCTTAATGTAAGGTTCGCAGAATTTACAAACACTATTATGGAAGAACCACATATTTCAAATCTGAAAGGAGAACATATTATGGAGAACAACGAAATCATGAACAACAACGAAGAGGTTATCGAAACAACTACTGAGGAGATCGTGAAGGCGGCTTCTAACGGCGGTATGAAGAAAGCAACAACTATCGGATTGGCTATGATTGCAGGTGCATTAACCTACAAATTTGTAGTCGTTCCGGCCACAGCAAAATTCAAGAACTGGCGTGAGAATCGTAAGACGGTTGTAACTCAGCCGAAGGGCGATATCGTCGACAGAGAGTTTACGGATATCGATGAAGAGACAGAAGAGGATTCTGAATAAGAATTGAATCGATGATTCAGACAGAGGGGGAGTACCTATAACAGGGTGCTTTCCCTTTTGCTTTTTAAGGGAGGTGTCCTATGAATCAGTATATGTATGATGGACCGGTTATGGAGTTTGATACCTGCGTTGCAAATAGATGGCAGGGTTCTACATACGCGGCATCCGAAAAGAAAGCCAGGAGTAATCTGGTGTATCAGTTTAAGAAGAAAACAAACCGTATTCCAAGTACGAGGATAACCCTCCCTGGAAAAGTGGTAACGGTTAATTGAAAGGAGATTTAGAGATGGAGGAATACAAATCCAATTCCCATAAATCACGACAGAACCAGAATGATGATATTCCGGAGAAAAGAGTTGAAAAGGTTGTCAGTGGTTCTGTCAAATCGAAGAAAAAGAATGGTCTTCAGAAGATTACAAACGTATTTGTTCCGGAAGACGTAGATGATGTAAAAAGCTATATTTTTGAAGATATCGTGGTTCCGGCCGTAAAAGACATTATCTTGGATGCTGTCAGAGCATTCCTTGGTGTTAGCGGAAACTCAAGAGGTGGGAGATCGTCAACGTCATCCAAGATTTCTTACCGTAAGTATTATGACGATCGGGATCGACGAGATTCGGGAAACGTATCAAGAACACGAACTGGATACGATTACGATGATATCATTCTGGAATCTCGTGGTGAAGCAGAAGACGTTTTGGAAAGAATGGACGAGCTTATTGCTACATACCAGGTAGTTAGTGTCGCTGACTTCTATGATCTGGTTGGCGTTTCTGGCAACTATACAGACAATAAATACGGTTGGACCGATATTCGGAATGCATCTGTAATTCGTGTAAGAGACGGATACATGATTAAACTTCCGAAGGCATTACCGTTGAACTAGGAGGGATATTTATGTACGAATCAGATGATAAAATGGTGTCTCATCCGAGCCATTATCAGTCAGAAACAGGTTTGGAAGTGATCGATGTTATTGAGGCATTCACTTTCGATTTAAAAGGTATCGAAGCGACCGATACTGGTAACATTATCAAGTATGCGTGCCGCTGGAAAAATAAAAACGGCATTCAGGATTTGAAAAAGATCATGTGGTACACGCAGCACTTGATCGATCATTTAGAGAAGAAAGAAAAAATTGAAGAGGAGAATAACTGATATGAAGAAAGAAGAAATCATTAAGAACGTTTCCACGACCTTCAGCAAAGTAAGTGTGAAACTTAAGAAGCATAGCCCTGAGATTCTGGTAGTGGCTGGTGTTGTTGGCACTGTTGCAAGTGCTGTTATGGCTTGCCATGCAACAACTAAGTTGGACAGC